TTTCTGTAGAAGATATTCAAGAAGTTATTACTGATTTAATTAGCGATAGTAGTTTAGATGCATCTGAGGTTTCTGCAGTACTAGAAGCAATTGCTGAAGGTGGAGAGGTTTCTGCAGAGATTGCTGCTGAAGTGTCTGAATCTTTATCAGAAGGTGGATTAACAGAAACGGAAGCAGAATTTATTACAGAAATGCTTTCTGCAGATGGAGAAATAACAACTGCAGAAGTTGTTAATTTATCTGAAGCCTTATCTGAAGACGGCAAATTTACTTTAGCAGAAAAAGATTTAGTTGCAGATGTATTGGTAACTTCAGCAGAAGGAGCACCTGTAACTGCTTCCAACATAGAAGCAGCGGGACTTGAATATCGTGATCTTCCTCCAACAATTCCAGTAGAGGTAAGAGAAGACGCTAATGGTAATCCAGTAGTTATTCAAGCAGAAGTTGCTTCCGCATTACTTGTTCTAGAAAGCCCAGCAGCAATAGCAAATGCAATTGCTACTTGCTTCAATCCAGACGAGGCAATTGAAGGTTTAACAGAAGAACAAAAATGTGAATTAGGCAAAGCACTACTTAACATGGGTGCCGATATGTCTATTCCAGAACGTGAAAAAGCAGAAGATATCGTAGTAGTAACAATAATAGCTGGCCAGATAGTTCTTGGCACAGCATATAGAAGGAAGGTATAATAAGAATATGAAATGGTTAAAAAAATGGAGCCTAGCCGCTCTAAATGAAAACTTTACATTCCTTGGATTTTTTGTAGCCTGGGTAGTATTAGAGGGTAGCGCAAAAACCGTTGTAGGTTATGTAACCCTAGCCTCAGTAGCCTTATGGTTTATGACTATAGGAATTAGAGAAAAAGCAGAAAAAGAAGAGTAATAGCATACTAACCCTACATTTGCTATAATAGACTTATGAAAAAAATAAAGGTGTTTTTAGCATCTAGCCTTTTAGTATTGTCTATTAGTGGATGTGGCTATGATGGTCATTATAGATATCCATGTCAAGATCCTACTAATTGGCAAAATGCAGAATGCAAGCCACCAATCTGTACGGCTAACGGAGCATGTCCAGAAGATTTAGCAGAGACAAAGGAAACAGTAAATGGCTAAAGAAAGATTATCCCCTCAAGATTTAGATGCAAGATTAAAGTTTATTCTAGGAATTACTTTAGGATCAATTTTATTTATAACTTCAACAGGCATTATGTATGCTTTAATATTTGTTACACAACCAATCACTGGACAATCCGAAAATGATAAAATGTTCTTTAACGTATTAGGTAGCGTTGCTACATTTATTACTGGAACATTGGCTGGACTTCTTATTGGTTCATCTGGCGCTAAAGATGTTATGGCAGCACAAATTGCAAACAAAGAAATTGATGCAAAAAATACACAAGCAGATAAAAAATTAGAAGCTGAAATTGATGATGCAAAGTCACGTAGATTGGCTAAACCAGATGGCGCAATGCCAGCAGAGCAACCAGTAGACACTAGCTGGGACAAGTAATGTCAGAGCAAGGAACTGCAGCAAAATTAGTTGAAATTGCAACAGCAGAAATAGGTACCGTAGAAGGTCCTAAAGACAATGAAACTAAATATGGTAAATTTACCAAAGCAGATTTTCAACCTTGGTGTGGATCATTTGTTAATTGGTGTGCAAACGAAGCTGGAGTAAAGATTCCAAATACGGTATATACTCCTGGTGGCGCACAAGCATTTAAGAAAGCAAACTCATGGATCGATGGAGACCTTGCAGATCCAGAGCCAGGAGATATTGCTTATTTTGATTTCCCATCAGACGGTGTTGATAGAATATCACACGTAGGAATAGTTGCAATAGATAACGGTGATGGAACTGTTTGGTGCATTGAAGGTAATACTTCTGGAGATCCTAAAGGAAGCCAAAGAAATGGCGGAGAAGTTTGTAAAAAGCTTCGTGCATATAAAAAAAATAAAAAGAATATAATGGTTTCAATTGTTGGATTTGGAAGACCTAAATTTGGAGCAAGCATTGCTAAAAAATCTGAGCCTGCTGCAAAAACAACTAAAAAAGTAAAGACTTGTTCAGAGTGTGGTCAAGTAGTTAAATAAATGAATACTTATAGAGTAAAATTAGAAGTAGAGGTAGAAGTAGAAGCCTTTGACGAAAATGATGCTCTAGACTATGCAAATGATATATTTGGCGTAGATGACGAAATAAAAAACGTTAAAATAATTAACGTTAAGGAGAAATAATGGAAAAATATCTTACAGATGAAGAGATTTCAAAGTCTTACGAATCAGATAATGAAGATGAAGATAAATGGGATAATATGGAAAAAGCTTGCTGGTCTGGATATAAACAGGTCGGAATGAAAGATAAAGGCGGAAAACGAGTACCTAATTGTGTACCAATTAAAAAGTCTTTATTTGGCACAGATGGACCTCAAACGTTAATACCTAAAAATAAACAATAAAATCAGTTGACAAGGCTTAAAAGATCCCTGTATAATAGTATACAGGGATTCGCCTTTTATATTTAAGGAAAAATGTTACATTTAAATGAACGTGGTGTAGACGTATTTATAAATAAATATAAATCAATTACCAATGATGCATACTGGAACAACTATGATTTAATTATTTGGAAAAAAAATAACAATGCATTTTTTAATATAAAAGGAATATTTAATAAAACTTGGGGAATGGCAGATAGAGTATCTGTAGATAATAAAGGAATGTGGGTTCTACCTAAACAATATGTCAAATATTTTAAATAATTTAGGGGTAGACAAAGACGACTTAGACTGGTGGCACCTTGCAGTTTGTAGAGGCATGGACACTAACCTATTTTATGATAAATATGAAAATGATCCTAAAATTGCAAAAAATGTTGACGAAGCATGTCTAGCCTGTCCAGTTATAGCAATGTGTTATAAATCTGGATCTGACGGCGATGAGTATGGCGTATGGGGCGGAGTTTATTTAAACTCTGGAACAATTGATAAAACTAGAAATTTACATAAGACAAACGATACATGGAAAAGATTGAAAAAGAAAAATGTTTATTGATAAAGATAAAAATCATTTTAAGCATGGCATTAATCAATGGACTGGAGAGCCCAACAAGCCAGTATTTTATACACCAGAAATGTCAAAAGCAATAAGAGGAATTACCAAACCAGCAAACAACTTACAAATGGATATAGTAAAGTATCCAGAATTTTTAGCAATAAGATTATATGAAGACAACTTTGTACAATTTGAAGGCGTTAAAAAAGAAATGGTCATAGATTATGTAGCAAAAGTAAAAAAGCTACTTGAGTCATATGGAGTAAGATGTGAGCTGGAAGGAGTGCCTAGTGAAAGAATACTACGATAGAGTATTAATTGTATTTATTCATGATCTAGGAGTTTATGGAACTACAGAAAAACTAGGAGCATTTGCCTCTATAGTAAAATATAAAAAAGATGAAATGGAGTACGAAGAAATGATAGATAATTCAGAATTTTCAATTATGGATGAAATTGTATTTTCACATGTAGAAGAGGAATATAATGGATAAGGTTCTTTGCTATTCTTGTAATAAAACTAAAAATAAGTTAAATCTTAAAAAGTCTACGTTGCTTCCAATAAATTTATTTATGTGTGATGGGTGTATAGAATCAAAATTTGAACCAAGGTGGCTAGTAATCATCACTGGCAGACAGAATGGGCCAGAAAGTGTTAGAGAATTTGTTTTAAAAAAGAAATATGTTGGGGATGAAATTTCTGCTTCTGAGTTATTAATTTAGTATACATATTACGGTATAATATGATATATAATGCATCTGGATCTGAACTCTATAATTATTGCAATATCTGCTGCGATATTGTCTGGCATGGGGACGGCAATTATTGCTGGTCTGAACGAAAATAAAAGAGAAAAAAACAGAAAACAAGAGCGTGAGCAGGACCTTTTAAAGTTAGAAGTAAAAGATTTAAAAATTGAATTATATCAAATAGAAAAAGAATTAACTGAGTGGAAAGATAAATATTATGAGACGATTCAGGAATTAATTTTAATTAAATCTGAGCTAGAGGATGCCTTAAGAAGCCTTTCAGAAATAGACTCAAACGAGGTTTTGGACAGATAATTTTTAATTTAGTATACTAGTCTGTATGACAGCAGTGGTAGCCCTTATTCATGAAAATAAAGTCCTTCTAGGAGGAGATTCTGCTGCATCTGATGATAAAACAGGATTAATTTTTTCACGCACAGATCCAAAAGTTTTTAGAGTAGGTCAGTTTGGAATTGCATTTGTTGATAGCTTTAGAATGGGACAAATTCTTCAATATAACTGGACGCCACCAATTTACAAACCAACAGCAGGATTTAAAAATTTAGAAAAATTTATGCGTACCAAGTTTGTTGAATCAATTAAAGAAACATTTAAAGAACAGGGATATGGTAATCAAACCGCAGGATCTACAGAAGATGGCGATGAAGGCGGAGTTTTCTTAATAGCAGTTCAAGGTGCAGGTAGAATATTTACTATGGATAGTGATTTCCATATAGGTGAAGCAGACATTCAATACATGGCAGAAGGTGCTGGGCAAGAATTAGCTTTAGGATCACTATACTCAACATCATCTATTAAAACACCCCGTAAACGGGTCAGGATGGCCTTAGAGGCGGCTGCAAAATTTAACATGGCAGTTAGAGCACCATTTACAATAATTGAAATTTAGAGTATAATTAAATATATGGACATTAATAATCTTAAGCCAGAAAATTATGATATGGCTATGGATTTAAGAGGAACACCAACTCATGTTTGTCCTTGTGGATGTTTTATATGGAATCTAAAAGTAATCTTTGAAGATTTTGACATCGCAACATATTTTTTAGACATGGAATGTGCAAACTGTGGTAGTCTAGCAACGGCTCCCACCCCAACAGACAGGTAAAAATGAGAAAATCAGAAAGATTAAGATTGCTAGAAATGCAAATAATCAAACTAGAGTTTGAGATAGATTTATTAAACAACATGCTTGCTGCATTACTAGAGGCAAACAACTTACCACAACCTCAATTAGACGCTGGTAAGTGGTATCAGAGACGGATAGATAGAAACTCTTGACAAATTTGGGTATGTTTTAGTAAAATGTACCTATGAATAAAAAACTAATAACTGCAATATCAATATTATCACTAACACTATCTACTACATTTATTGCTGTAGAGGCGAAAGCTAATCAAGTACCCTCAACAATAGCAATTCTAGACACTGCATTAGACACTTCTTTACCAATTTTTAAAGATAAAATTGCATATGAAGTTTGTGTTTTAGAATTGGCCTCATGTCCAAATGGACAAAAGTTTATGGAAGGTCCAGGATCTACTGTACTTCCATTTGATATTATTTCTAAAAATGGTTTCGATCACGGAACACAAATGGCATCAGTTGCAGTAGCAACTAATCCAAATATTAAAATTGTTTTTGTAAGAATTATTGGAAACAATCCATCTGGCTCAAGACAATCAACTGGCGAAACTGGTGTTTCTTTAGCATTAAAATGGGTATTAGATAACAAATCTCGTTTTAATATACAGAGCGTTGCAATGTCTCAATCAAATCATGCAATACTAACAACATTAACAGACTATTGCCCTACAACACCAATGTTGCGTGGAGTAATATCTTCATTAGTTTCTTCAGGCACACCAGTGTTTTTTCCAGCAGGAAACAACAGAGACCTTTCAAGGTTATCTTGGCCAGCATGCATTAATGATTCAATATCAATTGGAATGGCAGACCAATATGAGCAAGTAGATAACTATTCTAACTTTGATAAGGATAGATTAGACTTTTACGCTATTGGAAATATGAAAGTTGCAGTCCCAGGAGGTTCTGTAAAAAATGCAGCAGGGTCATCAATTTCTACGCAAGTTGCTGCTGCTACATGGGCTGGAATTAAAAGTTCAAATCCTTCTTTAACTTATCAACAAGTTTTAGATATGCTAAATAATGCTTCAAAGCCAATCCGTGGTGCTAGGGGGCAATATGGTAAACTTATCTCTAGTGCCCCTATTGAAATTGCACCAAGTGCTCCAATAGTAACAAAACCAGTCGCTCCAGTAACTAAAACTGCAGAGCAATTGGCTGCCGAAGCAAAGGCTGCTCTTACAATTGAGGCTAACAAAGCAATTTCAGAGGCGGAAGCAAGATACCAAGCTGAAGTTAAACTGGCTGCAGATAAACTGGCTGCAATTAAATTGGAGTGGGCTAAAAAAATAAATGGCTAACATGACAGTGCTAGAAGAAATAATTAAAGAAATCGGTGAGGAGTTGTACCAGAAATGGTACAACGCCCTTGCAATAGAAGACAGAACAGAAGAATCTTCTAAGGCTATGTCTATAAATGCTGGAGAAACAACATTTTGGGTAGTTCAAACATTTATGAATAAATTTAATGCAGCAGCAGAGGAACTAAAAGACAAATAATGCTAGAGATCAATGACGAAAATTTTGATAAAATATTAACCCTTCATAATGTTTTAGTTGTTGATTTTTGGGCAACATGGTGTAGGCCATGTAAAATGTTTTCTCCTATTTTAGAGGAAATTTCTAAAGAAAATAATATTTGGATTGCCAAAATAGATGTAGATCAAAATCCAATACAGGCTTCAAAATACAACATAACCTCAGTTCCAACAACAATTATATTTGAAAATGGTAAAGAGGTTAAAAAAATACTTGGCGCAAAACCTAAACATCAAATGATTGAGGAGTTAAGTAAATGGCTATAGATTTTTTAGATGTTCAATCTTGGTATGAGTATGGTCGTGAAAAAAATTGGGTATCAGAGGTATTTTGCGACACACATGAAGGACCACCACTTTCTGATGAAGAAATGGAAGAATGGGACGAGGGCGGAGATCCTTGTAGCTTTCATGTAAAACTTTGGGATCAATAAAGACAACAAATTGCTTGGTTAAACGTTTATATATATGGGTGTACACCCAAAATAGAATTCCATTTTGTAAAAAAATGGATAAAAAGGAGAAATAAAAAATATGAAGTCATTAAAAAAGATTGCCGTTGCTTCGGCTGCAGCCCTAGCATTACTAGGCATTCAATCAATTAATGCATCAGCAGCACCGTTAGTAATAACAGTTGCTGGTTCAGCAAATGCTACAACATCTACAGCGCCTGCGACTGCGAACGTTCCAGCCGACAACACAGTAGATTCAGCAGATGCCATTGCTCTAGCAGCAACAGCAGATACTGGAACTGTAGTTACATTTACAGCAACAGGTGGCGTTAAGCTAGTCACAGCTTTAAGCGCAACAAATGCAGTAGTTAATTCTTCTGCAGGTTCAACCACGTACTCAGTAACTTCTGCAGGATCTGCAGTGACTGTTTATGCATTCACAACATCGACAGCAACTGGTTCAGTTACAATTGTAAATGGATCTTATTCAACAGTTGTTTTTGTTAAAGGAATTGCTGGATCTGTATCAAACGTTGGAGTTTCAGTACCAACTGCAGTAGCAGTAGGCACTATTCCAGCAATTACAGTAACCACAACAGATGTATTTGGAAACGCAGTTTCTGACACTGTAACAGCAACACTAATTGGTGGAACTTGGGCAGATGGCTCAATTTCTAAACAGATTGTAACGTCTACTGCAGCACAGGTTGCATCGGATTCTACATTAATTTTAGGATCTAAAAAAGAGAATACTTCAGTTGCAACAATTGGTAATGTAACAATTGCAGTAACTGGTGCGACAACAGCAACAGCAGTTACTGGATTAAAAGTTCCAGTAAAAGCCGTAGTTGCGTCATACACAGTTACCGATTTAAATGGTACAATTGCACAACTTCAATCTCAAATTAGCTCATTGTCAGCAGATTTAAATTCAGCAAAAGCTGATGCTGCTTCAAAACAATTAGTTATTGATTCCGCAACAGCAGCAAAAATTATTGCTGATGCAGCGGTAATTAAGGAAAAAGCTGATTATAATAAATTAGCTACAGCCTGGAATAAGGCATTTCCTAAAAAGAAGGTTGCTTTAAAGAAGTAAATTCTTTAAATAAGGGGCAAGGGAAACCTTGCCCTTTTTTTATTTAAATGGTAGAATATATATGTGGAGTACATTGAAGATCAAATAAGAGAAAAAATATTAAACGAAATTAAATATTTAGAGTTACCATATGAATGGAAACCTAACGAAGTAATTAATTATATATATAATAAATTAAGTAGAGGTAAAATTAATGAGTAGTAAAAAAAGAAGTATTTATAAATCAATTACATGGCCCGCAGTGCATATATTATTTGTTGGTACATTAGTATATTTATTTGAAAAAGCTATTACTGGCGAAGCGCATTGGGAATATGCTGGTTCATTTGCAATAATTTATACAGCATGTGAAATGGTTGGCTTTTTCTTACACGAAAGAGCATGGGAAAAATTTGGGAAAAGGGTGAAGTGAGTTCAGTATTAAAGTCAGAAAATCCATTAGTTCATAGTATGTGTGAAAAAAATAATTGTGAAAATAAAGCAACAAGAATTATTAAAGATTTAAATCTTTATAGCTGGGTATGTGAAGAATGCTATGGAAAATATAAGCCTTGATAAAAAATATAAATAATAAAATTTATATAATTGAGGGATATATATCTAAAAGTACATCAGATTTTTTAACAGAAACATTTAATAGTACTACATCAGATGCACCAGATTACCAGATAAAAGGTGGTCCGTCTTTAAGTCCAGAAAATGGATATACTTTTAAATGTGGTAATCCTATTAAAAGCTACCAAGATGATAATAATTACAATATTGGAATAGACATTTTAACAATGTTATGTAATTCAATGTCAAACACAATTTCAGACTTTTTAGATACAAAAATGGATATTAAAACAATGTTTTATGGGTTAATGCTAGAAGGTTCTGAAATGAAGATGCATACAGACAATTACATTACACCTAATGATGCAGAAAGTATTAGAAAAAATTCAAAAGACGATTGGTCTGGGCTTCTTTATCTTAACGATGATTATGAAGGTGGGCTTTTAGAGTTTCCCCAAGAAAATTTTTCAATAAAACCAAAACCTGGAACCTTTATTTTTTTTAAAGGGGATTATGATTTACCGCATCAGGTGTCAAAAATTGAAAAAGGGCATAGAAACGTAATAATATCATTTTTTTGGCCTATAAAATATCGTGGCTTAGATACTGTTTTGGGTTAGTAATTTCTTAAATGCTATAATATAGGGATAGATGGATTTCTAGACCCATCTAAATACAACAACCTATAGGAGAAATAAAATGTCAGACGGAAAAGATTTAAAAGGATTTAACGAAACAAAGCCAGCAGGATCATCACCATGGCCAACAGAATCATACACAGAGGCACCAAAAGCTGCATTCCCATCAACTGATAAGTCATCACAAGATGGCGCAGGCGTAAACAACGGCGGTAAGTAATAATGTGTTACGAATGTGGCTGTGAGTCAGTAGGAAGCACAACTGGAATTGTTCCAATTACAATTACTGAAGTTTCAAGAGATGGAGAAGCAGGTCTTACATTAAATATGACCGCCACTCTAGCGCAAAGAACATCATTTATCAATGAGTGAAAATGGCACAGGTATGGCGACACCGCCAAACAATGAACCAGCAGGCGCAGTAACTTCCCAAGAAGTTGGTCGTAAAAAACCAAATCAAGGAAAGTTTAGATCAGGAATTAAT